TGCTCATCATGTTCTGATGTGCGTGGCCAGTGTGGATTAGCTATTCCAATATGCTCTACCAAGTGCCTTCTAGATGTGTAGCGCATACCACAGTTGCAACAGTGCTTCATGGTCATCTCCGTCTGCCGTAACTCACTAGTGCCATGTGAATTTGCTCGAATTGAGCATCAATCCAATGATGAGCGAACTCTAAGCTAGGCTGTTGACACACGAGTTCATAGTCTCTATAGATCATGTATTGTGTGTCGCTTAGACTGTGCACTGGTTTTGGGTATATCTTGCGTGACTTGATAACATAGCCGCGATACGTTTCCATGGTTATCTCCGTCCTTACGCCCCTATTAGATCATAGAATTGTGGCCGAAATGTGGCAAAGTGATCACGATTTCGTGATCGATTATCACATTTCCGTGATTATGCGTTTTACGCATAGCTGCTATGCGTTTTTTGCATGGCTCCTTACTATTGTCAGGGTCATGCTAGTCCAGTCTGGATACAATTTCTTCATCCACTCTATATCCTTCATCACTCCCATGCTGAAAAATTGAAATCCATCATACATTGTGAACTCCTCATCTTTTCCAGCGTTGACTGTGATCGCGTAGGTTTTCACTTGATCCCTCCTATTGATCCAATACCGCGAGCATACTAACCACAGCACAGAACACCAACGCAATCCCCATTGCCATCATCATAAACTCTGGTAGCATTTTCTCCTCCTGCTTAATCGGTTCACATAAGATCTTCGCTGCCTCATCTCTCGTGTATGGTATCCTCATTTGTCTAGCCACTCCTCCGTTATAAGGTCTGCCTCAATCACCACATCATCATGCCATTCCTCAGCATAGGTGATCTGCGTCCACATAGGCTGGTCTGTGTCCAGTGCCTTAGCCTTAGCTTGTTCCTCACTATCAGCTTCGACTATAGTGCTTTGCTCGCAATTACAAACGCCATACATCGTCACGCGCCATTTTGCCATTGCCTCGCTCCCTTTTAGGATGCCACGCATTGCCCCACAAATCGCCACCGGCTCGTTTTCTCGACCTGCCTGCTATCCACCTACCGGCCAGCCTTGCAACGCACCAGCGACGATTTCTGTGGGAATGGAACTTTGTCCTGATCGCACAAATGGATATAGCCCCGACCTAGGGGCTATTCCACATCAATCCGCTGTGCTAGTTGCCTAGCCCATCCATAGTCCGCTGTGCCTGCCAAGCGCCTAAGTCAACCTTTGGCCCCTTGGACTTACCACTGGCCTTTGTCACCATACCCACCTTCAGCACGTTGTATTTCGTTGTAAACACGATCTTTTTGCCTTGTGGCGCTGACGTGTTCAGATGCTCGCCCAGCAACCTTTTCGCCTCCAAATAATATTCCCACGCATCCCGCTGCTCTTTAGTCAGCGTGTCCATATCAACTTCCGTGAACTGCACTTGCTCGCGTGCCATCGCTACGCTCCTGTGCGCTATGTGCCCGGCCCATTGCCGTCACTCGCGCTAACTTGGGCTAGGATTGTGGCGGATTTGTGATCGATTTGATCACGGAACGATCACGAATTATCACGAACGCGTGATGGTGCGGCGCACCATTAATTGTGCGTTGCCGTTATGTTCGCGTTTGTGTTGTTTGTGCCACACTGTTGCGTTTCTGCCACAGCTGGAACTTACCGACCCCACCCCCACCCCCAAAATTCGCGATCGCGCGCGGGGGAATACCCTCCCGCATATTTTGTGAGAAATTGATAGGCCCATACCTCTAATCTTGCCCTCCCTTTGCCTGGGATTTGTTGACGAGGAGAGCGAAAGGAAGCATGCTTTTTGTGCGCTGAAAAGTTAGCACGTGGGGTAGGTTAAAACAAAATGGTTGACAAACGGCCGGGTTTGTGGTATAATATGCTGGTAGGATGGGAAGATCCCGCCAGTGCGCCCGTGTATCGAAATGGATTATCCGGAGTTCTCGGGGTGCTATGCGCTCCTGAAGGACTCGGTGGTGATCTATGTCGGGAAGAGTCTTAACGTGTTTGGGCGGTTGGTGCAACATCGTAACAAGCTGCGACGAAGGCAGCAAGGAAAGAACTACATTTGGCCGGGCCACTCAAGCGTGGTCTTTTTCTTTGACGCAGTTAGGCTTTACCCTTGCCCGAGCTCGCAGTTGGATGCGCTAGAGCGGGAGTTGATCCTGCTTTACCGGCCGGAGTGCAACGTGCAGCTGCCAAGGGTGGGTAAGGTAATCGACATCGCAGCACTAGCGAAGAGTGCGAATATAGACCTCAATGCATGGCGCAATCCAGAGGTAAGGCGCTACGCACCAAAGAAGGCTTACCGACGTGTCGCTTGACCCGGTTATAGAGCGTTGGAGGCACTCGCACCACACAGTCGCGATGTACTTCGCTATGGGCATGACGATCCAGGAGATTGCCAAGAAGACTGGCTTCACCCACCGCCGACTCGTAATCCTCCTCGACGATCCGACGTTCTGCGAACTGATCGAACACTACCGCAAACCATACGTCGAGAAGCTACAGAGCGAGATACCTAACGGCGTTGAGGACATGGACTTCATTCGCGCTGGCACTGTCAGGCAGCTGCGAGAGCATATCGAGCGTGCCGACGACGAGGGCGAGCTCATACCAATCCCGCATCTTATCAAAATGCACAGCGAGATGGCGGACCGGACAGGTTACTCAAAGCACACACTTAAAACAGTAGTCAACATCGACTTCGCAACTGCACTGGACCGCTGCATAGAACGCAGCGGGAAGGCTCCAGAGCTCAAGTTAGTTGAGGAGAGGATCGGCATACCTGCGCCTACTCCTCGCGTTAGGGAGTACCGACGCACCTGAGGGAGGTCGTCGCTTGAGTCCTGAGCTAGTTTCTTGGTTAGCGGCATGCGCTCGCGATCCGGTTTCTTTCGTCCTGGGTGCCTTCCCTTGGGGTGAGAGTGGTACGCGCCTAGCGCAGTTCAAAGGCCCTGAGCCTTGGCAAACTGAGATCCTATCTCGGATTCGTGACGGCCTCCCTCTTTCTCGTGCGATCCAACTAGCCACAGCCTCCGGCCATGGGGTGGGCAAAAGCGCCCTCGTCTCGTGGATCATTATTTGGGCGATGGCTACCAAGCCCGACACCCGTGGCGTAGTGACCGCGAACACAGAAACCCAACTCAAAACCAAAACATGGGCCGAGCTTGGCAAGTGGTTCCACATGTTCATCGGACGGGAACACTTCAAGCTGACAGCCACAGCCCTCTTTGCGGATGATGAGGTACATGAGCGAACATGGCGAATCGACATGGTTCCTTGGTCTGAGAGGAACACGGAGGCTTTCGCTGGTCTGCATAACCAAGGCAGGCGCATCTTGGTCATCTTCGACGAAGCCTCAGCTATTCCTGACATTATATGGGAGACTACTGAGGGTGCACTTACCGACGCCAATACTGAGATTATTTGGGCGGTGTTTGGAAACCCAACTCGTAATACTGGAAGATTTAAGGAATGTTTCCCAGGCGGTCTGCACGCGCGTGCTTGGCGAACGTACCAAGTTGATTCGCGATCGATTAGTTTCACAAACCACCAACAAGTAAACGAGTGGATCAACGCCTACGGGGAGGACTCTGACTTCGTACGCGTACGCGTCAGAGGGATCTTTCCCCGTACAGGCGAGATGGAGTTTATCTCGGCTGAGTTGGTGGGTGAGGCTGCGGTTAGAGAGGCTGTATCACACGCTCACGAAGCTCTGGTCATCGGTGTCGACGTGGCACGCTATGGCGATAACGAAACGGTAATCTACGTTCGCAAGGGAAGAGATGCGCAGACTTACCCGCCTGTGCGCTTACGTGGGGCAGACGTTATCACAGTGGCATCTCGCGTGTCGGAGGTATCGGCCCAGTACAATGCTGACGCGATCTTCGTTGACGGTGGAGGCGTTGGTGGTGGTGTCGTTGATTGCCTTCGCAGCCTTAGTGTTCATTGCTTTGATATTAACTTTGGCGGAAAGTCCGACGCTACATCAGTCGCTACCGAAACCTTAGGGATGCTCTTCGCTAATAAACGCGCCGAGATGTGGGGCGCGATGCGCGAGTGGCTCAAGACCGGTGCGATCATTAACGACCCCGACCTCCGCGCACAACTCGTTGGGCCAACGTACACCTACAACCTCAAGAGCGAAATCCTACTCGAAAAGAAAGAGGACATGCGCAAGCGCGGGCTAGAAAGTCCGGACTTGGCTGACGCCCTCGCTCTTACCTTCGCCTATCCAATCGCAATGCATCTCGGCGCTGGCGGCCACATGCAAGGGCCAAAGGTCGTCTCCGACTACGACCCCATCGCAGCGTTCGAGAAAGAGATAGGCCACAATCGCCATACCAACCCTTATGGAGAAGCAGCATGAGCTTCGGAGGTGGTACCCCTGCGCCAATGGTCGTCCCACCCACGCCTGTGCCTGCGCCTGAGCTAACGCCAGTAGCGCAGAAGCCAAAGAGGAAACCTTCCCAACCAACCGTAGTCGGCGGAGAAGTTGGCCCTACTGCCCAGCAAACACAGCAATCTGAGCGCACCCTCCTTGGCGGTGCACCATCTACATTAGGTGGCTGATGGCAACGGTTCCGACCAGCAACAACAACGTCACGTCGCTAATCCCGCCTTGGGCTAGACCGACACAAGGCGACCTGCTCCAAGCTGCGGCGATCATGCATGGGCAAGGGAAGTTCGCACCGCCGGAACCTCCTAAGAAGGACTCCTGATGGCCACCGCGCAATACGGTCCAGGTCGAGGTCGCGTAGACATCTCTGCGCAGGCGGATCAGGGCGCGCAGATCTACCGCTTTCCATCAAAGCCAGACATGGATCTTCGTAAGCAAGCTGAGGGGAGATTGATAGGTTTACGTGTTAATCGTTATTCTTGGTGGGTCCACTGGCGAGAGCTCGCTGACTATCTGCTTCCACGACGTTATAAGTGGATCATTACCCCAAATCAAATGTCTCGTGGCTCTTCTATCAATCAGCACATCCTTGACAGCACTGGTTCTCTTGCTGCGCGAAACTTGGCTGCGGGAATGATGACCGGCTGCACCGATCCCACAAAACGCTGGTTCAGGTTGAGGATAGGTCGGGAGGACTCGACCAAGACGTCCCCTACGTCGTTGTGGCTTTCCGAATGTGAACGCATCCTCAACCTGATCTTCCAAGAGTCCAACTTCTATCCCTCAATGGCCGTCCTGTACTTCGACCTCGTGATCTTTGGCACTGCTTCCATGATCATCTACGAGGACTATGAAAATGTTATTAGGTGTTTTAACCCCTGCCTTGGCGAATACTATCTCGACAACGATCAGTCGTTTTGGCCTGCGATTTTGTATCGGGAGTTCACGCTCACTATCGATCAGACAGTCCGCGAGTTCGGGATCGATGCTGTATCGCCTGCCGTTGCACGACTTTATAAAGAAGGTGGTGCTAGCCTCACCCGCGAACTTGTCATAGCACACGGGATCGAACCAAATGACGATGGACGAAAGTTCGGCATCCCCGAACACTTTAAATACCGAGAAGTCTACTGGGAATGGATGGGGACAGCTTCCCCTCAAGGAGGTGCTTCCTCCCCTCCCGGCATCCTCCGCAAGCGAGGTTTTCACGAACAACCTTATCTTGCGGTCAGATGGGACTTGGTCAGCAACGACCCATACGGCCGTTCACCTGGGATGGACGCGCTACCAGACGTTAAGCAGCTCCAGCTAGAAACCAAACGTAAAGGCCAAGGCATTGACAAACAAGTCAACCCACCAATGGTGGCGGACATCCAACTTAAAAACCAACCTGCTTCCCTACTTCCTGGTGGCATTACCTACATCTCCGGAATGGTTTCCCAAGGTCGTACTGGATTTGCACCTGTATATGAGGTTAATCCCAACCTTGCCGACATGAAGGAGGATTTGATTGAAATCAGAGAACGAATCAAAGAGACCTTCTACAACAACCTCTTTCAAACGATTTCGCAGTACGAGACGCGGTCCAATGTCACAGCCGCCGAAATTGACGCACGACGATCCGAGTCCATGGTTATGCTTGGACCCGTACTGGAGAGACTCTGCTTTGAAGGGCTCAAGCCGGCTGTTGAACGCACTTTCGCAATCGCATCCAGAGCGGGCATCTTCCCTCCAGCACCTCAAGAAATCCAAGGACGAAACATAGAAATGGACTTCGTCTCCATGCTCGAGCTTGCCCAAGACGCAGCGCAGATGGCAGGGATAGAGCGGATCATGCAAATGGTCGGGCAACTCGAAGGCGTACGCCCTGAGGCCATCGACGTTGTCGATACCGACTATGGGATCATGAAGGCCTCTCACCTCCTTAACAATGATCCTAAGCTGATCCGCTCACCTGCCGAACTCGATCAAATCCGACAACAGCGCCAGCAGCAACAGCAGGCCGCACAAGCAGCACAGGCCGCAGATCAGGCGCAGAAGCTGTCTGCTGGCGCGAAGAACCTCTCCGACACTGACGTCGGTGGAGGACGCAATGCCCTTCAACAAATGATGGGAGGTTTAGGTGGCGGATAAACACGCAGCGCTTAAACAACACCTCGCAAAGGCAAAGGCCGCCCACGCACAGACAGGCAAATCTCTCGACGCGATTGAACAGATCATGTCTGCACTTAAGGGCGCCCAACAACAGCAACCAGCGCAGCCCGCTACTCCTGCGATGACGCCTGGAGTATCTCCCCTCGGTGGACAAGCGACGTGACCTATGATGCCGGTAACAAACGACACGTCGACCTCCTCAGTCGTCACGCTAAGCTCGAGGAGGAAGCCAATCGAACCGTTATCAACACCCTTATGGGCGTGGCTAATGGTCGGGCTTACATTCACGACCTGCTCGTTTATTGCAACGTGTTTACTCAACCATTTTCTGCTGACCCGCACCTTACTGCCTTTGGATGCGGCCAACTCGATGTCGGACAGGTGCTCTTTCGAGCCATCATGCGATGGTGTCCAGAGCAATACACGTTAATGATGAGGGAAGCAAATGCCAGAAGCAGCACAACCGACGCCCGACTCAGCAGGAGTGACAAGGACGCCAACGGGCGAGATAGCGACGAGCCCGAGCCCTACACCCACCCCGGAAACGATAGTCCGACCGGAGCCGACTCCGACGAAGAGCGAGGCTACGGCAGAACCGGAGAAGAGTGATGGCAAGGAAACTCGGGAGCCCGGTAAATCCCTCATTAATGAAAAAAGTACGGAAGAGGGCGCCCCAACCGAATACACGGAGTTTAAAGTCCCTGAGGGTTTTGAGCTCGACAAGGCCGTTGCCGGAGAGGCTTCCGCTCTCTTCAAGAAAAGCAACCTCTCACAGACCCAGGCACAGGAGTTCGTAGACTTCTACGTTAAGCACGCACAGGAATCTTCACAAGCGCCATTTAAGGCTTGGCAAGATACCCAAGACCAATGGCGTAACGACATCAACTCCGACTCCGAAATCGGAGGTTCGAAGTTGAATGGCGTCAAGGCTTCGTTGGGGAAACTCTACGACTCACTTGGCGATACTGCACTAACTGATGCGTTTCGAGAAGCGATGGATTTCACTGGCGCGGGCAACAACCCCGCAGTGATAAAACTTCTCTATCGAGTCGCTCAGCGGTTAAACGAAGGTGGCCCAGTTCGTGGTGGTGGTCCGAGCCCGGATGGTCAAATCCGTCCCGGTGCAGGAGCGCCAAGCGCAGCACAAGCTATCTACCCAAACCTTCCATCCATTTCTGATCGGAGATAACCAATGGCTGTCAACCCTATCACTGCTGTCGCGTTGACGTACGCCGATTGGGCCAAGCGCATGGACGACGGCTATCGCGTCGCTCGTATCATCGAACTTCTCTCGCAGACCAATGAGATCCTTGAGGATATGTTGGTAGTCGAGGGGAACTTGCCCACCGGCCACAAAACCACCATCCGCACAGGCCTGCCACAAGCAACCTGGCGCTTGCTCAACTTAGGCGTGCCGAACGCCAAGTCGACCACTGCGCAGTTGACCGACACTTGCGGCAACCTCGAAACCTACTCCGTGATCGACAAGGACATCGCCGACTTGAACGGCAACACCGCTGAGTTTCGGCTCAGCGAAGTGAAGGCGTTCCTCGAAGGCATGTCCCAACAGGTCGCGGCAACGCTGATCTATGGGAACCAGTTCCTCAATCCGGAAAGGTTCACAGGTCTTGCCCCAAGATACAGCACAAAGAACACCGCCCTCTCCAACACCGCCTTCAACGTACTTGATGGAGGCGGACTCGCGTCAACTAACACTTCCCTTTGGATCGCAGTGTGGGGAGATGACACCCTCCACGCCACCTTCCCAAAGGGAAAGATCACCGGACTCCAGCATCGAGATATGGGTGAATGGCCAGTTCTCGACTCGGCAAGCAACACTTACCAAGCTTACCGTGATCACTTCAAGTGGGAAATTGGACTTGTTCTTCGAGACTGGCGCTATGTTGCGCGTATCGCGAATATCGACGTTACCCAACTCACAGGCGTCTCTGCCGCTAACCTCATTAACCTTCTAATTCGTGGCTTGTATCGCCTGCCTACTGCCCCTGTGAGCGCAACGACGATCCAAACCTCTGACACTCCAGAGGTCCGCGCGAACATGGGACGCACGGTCATCTACGCCAACCGTGTCGTCCGCACCTACCTCGACCTGCAAGCGATGAACAAAACCAACGTCCTCCTTCGTATCGAGGAGTTCGATGGCAAACCAATCACCACGTTCAGAGGCATCCCAGTAAGAACCTGCGACGCCATCCTGAGCAACGAAAGCGTCGTATAGGAGAGCACACATGATTCTCGACGCAGGACTTCTCTTCACTGGTAACTTCGCTGCTACTTCCTACCCGGCAAAGTACGCCGACAACATCACGTCAAGTGGTAACAGCAGCTTCTTCATTGATCTGGCCCAAGGTCAGACCAATACCAACGCTGCTGCCTTACCGCCTTCTTCGATCAACGGCAGCAATGCCACGCCTTTCCGCGACATCGGCATCGGTGACGATCCAGCGCTAAAGATCCTCATCCAGGCCATCTCGAACGCGGCAGGCACTGGCTTTGCTGGTGGGACTTCACTTGCAGTAAACCTGCAAGCCTCACCAGACAACGGTGTTGGCGCTCCAGCTGGCTTCGTCACCTACTACAGTTCCCCAGTAACTACCATCGCAGCACTCAACCAAAGCCAGCGGTTAATGGACATGGATATGCCTCGGCCTCCGGCAGGTATTGCCGAGCCAAGGTTTCTCCAGCTGAGCTACACGATCGTCGGTCCATTCACTGGCACGACCAACTTCATCCTCGGCACGCTCGTGCTTGATCGCGCCGATCAAGTCTACAACGCACTGAACAACGCTCAATGGGGTGGCTACCCCGCAGGCGTTACGGTAGCGAACTGATGCGTTGGCTCAAACACGCGTGGATACCGGGGGCGGCGCTCGTCGCCCTTGGTACCTACTTGGCCTTCGCGCAGCCAATCGTTCCGAACCAACTCTCCGGCAACGAATGTTGGAACTCCGGTCAAGGTCCCGGTGGCCCTTCGACTGGGTTCATCTGCTCATACCAACTACGGGTTAGTTGGGGCTACTTGCTAACTTCCGCAGCCACAACTGGCAACATTCAGCTCACTGCCCAACAGAACGCAGTGCTTATGCCAGTTCAAATCACAACTGGTCCACTTGCGTTCAACTTACCACTCTCACCGACACCAACCGACGGCTCTATTGTTAACTTCTGCAATACCTCCAACGGTGCGTTCGCCACTCAGGCAGTGACGATCACTGCAACAGCACCGCAGGTCTTTGCAACTGGCGCAACCACTACCCTAACCACACTGGCAGCGCGGACCTGTGTCAAACTCATATACACTCTAAGCAATACGACATGGAGTCAGGTGCAATGAAACACCTCCGACTGGCGCTTGGGCTGCTTGCCCTTCTACCGCTTCTCTTCGTGGGCCCAAGCGCACTTTCTCAAGGCCCAATCGTCGGTCCAGGTCAACCAATCCTCTGCACGAAGATTGCGACTATTCCAGCAGGTGGGCCAACCACCATGACGCAGGTCGTCGCTGGCGTGGCTGGGCAGGCCATCTCTGTTTGTGGATGGCACGTCACCAACACTGCCTCTTCTGGTACATTCTCCTTCTCCTATGGTACCGGCTCTAACTGTGGCACCGGCACGCAGACCCCATTCCCTGCGCAGAACGTGAACTCCACAGCACCATCTGCCGACCACATAGATTATGCAGTCGCTAGCGTCCCAAGTGGCAACTCGCTCTGCTACACCTTTAGCGTCGCGACGATTGCTGGCATCATCTACTATACGCAATTCTAGGAGACTCTAATGGCCCGCTGGCGCTTAACCGAACCGCACTACATCTACACCGACCCCGACACTGTTTGGGAGCGGATAGAGACCGATACCGAAACCGGTCGACAGATCCGTAAACAGTACGTCGTTCCAGCTTACTTCCACCACGAAATCGAAGCCGATTGGACCGACAAGGTTGAGAAGGCCGTGTTCGTCTGTGACGGGAACAACTGCCAGAAGCGAGACATCGTGTTCAAAGGTGATCCGACCCCCGGTATGATGCCGGTCGATGATGAGGCGAAGGCCATCACCGATAAATTCAAGCACAAATGGAACATTCCCGACACTATCAAATGGGGTCCCGGTCAATATTCCTCTGCGCTCGCAGATCACTTCGCTGAACAGCAAGATCGCATCAACATGAAAATGAGCGCGATGACTGAGCAGAACACTCAGGCCATTAACCAGTTCATGCAGCAAATGGGGCTGCAACAGTCCCAAATGATGAAGATCTTAGAAATCCTTGCCGATAAATCCACTCCGTTATCGTCCTTGTCACTAGGAGAACCCGATGCCCCAGGACCTGTTGAAGCGGATAATCCAAGACCTGCAACAGCTGTCGCAGCAGGTCGGCGACGTCGCTGATATTGAAGAACGCTCTTCGCGCGCCAAAGCCGACCTCGACTCGCTAAACCAAGCACGCTCTACTGCGCTGTCACAGAAGAACGAGGCCGACGCCCTACTCAGCAAAGCCCAACGTGACGCGCAGCAGCGCTTTGATCAGGATATGTTCAACAAGCAAGGGCAGTTGAGGAGCCTAAACGAACGTATCGCCGAAGCTCAGAAGCAGCTCGAAACCCTCACCGCCGAGTTGGAGGAGAAAGAGTCTCGCATGCGCGCGACGAATAAGTTCTTAACCGACGCGAAAAGCTCTTTGGCGAACTGGTGATGAACCTCTATCGACTGGAGATCCCACTTGGTATCTTCTATAAACCCATCGATCTTTCCAGCAGTGGGACAGCGGTTCTTGGCGTGCTTGGCAAGCGCATCGTCCTCATCTCCGCGTTTCTTACTGTTAGCTCCAACACGACTTTGCAATGGTTCACCTCCACCGGGCCAGTCGAGCTCACTGGCCCTCACGCGATTACCGCCACTGGAGGTTATGTGATGCCCTTCAACGCTGGCGGTTGGTTTGAAACTGCGTTTG